AGAGACGGCAGGCGTTGGTGTCCGGAGGGATCACTTTCTCCTTCTCAACGCGCTTCGTCACCTGGCCGTCCTCGATCGTGACCTCAACCTCAGTGTAACGGTAGCCGGTCGCCCGGCGAAAGAGGGAGAGTTCGACCCGCGAGTCGAGCGTGGCCTTCGTCTCGATCAGTGCTTTGGCGAACTCCGGGTGATTCTTCTTCCATCGGTGCACGGTCCGGACGTCGACCCCGAACTGCTCGGCGATCTCCTTATCGGTCAACCCGGCCTTCGACCGGCCGACCAGGCGCCGCACCTGGTCAGGGATCCCGTCGTTGTACTTCTCTCCGCCTGCGCCTGTCATAAGCCGTCGGAGGGACTCGAACCCTCTGCCTCCCGGTTACAGACCGGGCGCGCTGCCGGTAGCGCCTCGACGGCGGATATTCTTAGTCGGAGCGGGCCGCCCGCTCCGTCAACCATGCGTAATACCGTCTGTGCCAGTACGGCACGTCGACGGGGTCCCCGCACCAGCGCCACACGGTCCAGAGGATCCGCTGCCAGGGGGTCAGCCAGGTATCGGCGAGCGAGATCATATCGTCGGCCGGCTGCCCGACGGCGTGCAGGAGTTCGTGCCAGATCCGAAGGACCAGGACCGTATCACTGTCCCCCGCGAGGACCCGGGCGCTCGCTCGCATGTTCCCCCCGCCCCCGACGGCCCGGGCGCGGATCTCGTCGTCGAAGACATAGACGACACCGGCCTGCACGGGGTGCGGGTAGTCAAGCCAGAGCAGGTCAGTGTCAGAGAGGATCCGGACTTCTGGGGTGCCGGTCCGGACCGTGAATTGGAAGAAGGGCGGGATGGTGCTGAGGAGCGGCTCGATCCGCTGCCTCAGTGCTTCGGTCTTGAAGAAGAGGTCGAAGTGAGGCATGCTCACTGACTCTTCTCCTCGCAGCCGGCAAGGGTCCGCAGGCGGCGGGCATACTGGGTGGACTCCTGGCCGGCGGTGGCGTCCCGGACCAGGTCGTTTCTCAGGATCGCCTGCCGGAGTTCGTGGTCGCGCCGGCGCTCGGCCTCTTCCGCATCAGCCTTGCGCTTGAGTTCGGCCTCTTCGCGTTCGTCTCTGCGCTTCTTTTCGAGGAACCCCATGATACCGGGGATTGCTGCGGCGACGACGCTGGCGAAGGCGACGGCCCCTAGAATCAAATTTGAATCGACCATAATTACTCAGCGGGCATATGGGAAGCGTATAGAGAAAAAGAATCAGTTTTTGCCGGTTTTGCCAGATGTGGCAAGGGTGGCAGAACTGGCATCCAGGAGCAGGAATTGTTTCAGGATCCCGTGCCGCTCGGCGTACTCCTCGAGGAGGAGGTGGACCACGTCGTCGTAGGTCTTCAGGTCCAGGTCCTGCCGGGTGGCCTGGACGATATCGAGGGCCGCGACGGTCCGCCGGCGGAGCGGGGGGCGACGGAAAGGTTGAGGACTCATCCTGCCAGGGCCTCCTCCGCCAGGGCGTCGTAGACCTGCAGCATTGACGGCGGCATCGGCCGGAGCTCCTCGCCGACGTAGCGGTAGACCGGTAGACCGAGGTTCCGGGCGAGCCGGTATTCCCGGAGGGCGCCGGGGGAGTCGGTCCACAGGCCGACCATGCAGATCGCGTCGGACCGGCGGACGAACTCCAGGTCCCCCTGGATCCACGTCTCGTAGGGGATGCCGGCGGCGTGCTGGTAGCCCTCGCAGTTCTTGTGGGGGCAGTGCACCGCCCACCCGTCCCGCCAGGCCAGGAGGGCCGCCTCGGAGGCCTGCAGGATATTTCGGCTGATGCCGTGCACCGGGTCGGGGTGCGAGAAGGGGCCGCTGATGTAGAGGACCTTCACCGCAGCACCTCCTTACGCTTAGCTCCGCACCTCGGGCACTCGTGATGTTGCAGGAGGTGTTTCGTATGGACGAGGATCCCTGCCCGTGATACGAAATGGTTCATAGGGCGGCCTCTCGGCGTCATCTCTGCACCACAATCCGAGCAAATCACCGCAGCACCTCCTCGAGGAGTTCCCGGGCCGGTGCCAGGACGAGCCGGCCGGCGACGAGGTCCCGGAGCCAGCCCGGCGAGGTCGCCCAGGTCCGGTAAGATTTGCCGTAGAGCCGCAGCAGGACCCACTCCCCGTCGCGGTCGAGGACGGCCGTCCCTGTGTAGATAGTCTCCCGGTCCGGGGTGATGCGGCCCGGCCGGTAGATCTCGGGGCCATCTTGGGATAGGTGGATCATGAACCGCTGCACGAGGAGATTGTCCAGGGTGGCCGGGTCGAGGCAGTAGAGGGCCTCGGGGCCGGAGAGGGGCGGGGTCATGGCTGCTCGCCCCCGTCGGAACCTTCCGGCAATTTTGCCGGCATGTTCATGCTGGCCTGCCTGAGGAGCGTGAGGAAGTCCTCGCCCCGCAGCGTCACCTTCCACCCGCGATAGAAGCGGGCCTTCTTCTCCTGAGACCGCTCGGCGTTCTTCCTGTGCGCGACGATCGGGACCGTGCCGTCGGCGGCATCCCGGATCGCCTGGGCCATGGCCTCGTCGAGGTTCAGCCGCTCGTCCCGCTTGACCTCCTGGTGGATGCCAGGCAGGTTCACGCAGTCTTCGCCCTCGAGGCCGGAGTACTGTTGACCCCGGCGGACGTCCGGGAATCCCTGGTTCCGGCAGAACTTCGCCCACTCCAGTTCGCCGCGCTTGCCCTTCTCGCTGCTGTTGGTCATGGCTTCCCCCCGAGTGCAGTGTTGTGCGGACAGAGATACCAGGGCCAGAACTGCGCTTCGCAGAACGTCGGGAGGTCCTGCCGGTCCGGGTGCTCTTCCTTGAGCCGGCAGAACCCTACGAAGTTCGCGGGCCCGAGCCCGAGGTCGTAGGCCCGGGAGACGTTGTAGTGCGCGTGCCGGCAGAGGTGCGGCACCATCGGCCGCTCCCCCCGGGCCCTCCGGAGCTGCTTCTCCGCGTTCCTCTCCTCGTCCGACGGATCGTATCTGCCGTCCCGGGCGAGGACCAGGTTCTGCCACACGGGGTCGACCGGGGCAAACCGGGTCAGGGTGGTCTGAGGGGTCACGGCCGCACCCCCACTTCGAACGTCCCGTACTTCGCGAGGGCGGTCCGGGCACGATCGACGTCGTCCGCGGATACAAAGACCGTCGTCAGGTCCTCTGCCCTGAAGACCGTGAACTTAACCTGAGCCTGCTGCAGCGGGACCTCGATGAGGTGGTCCATGTCGGCGGCGACGGAGCAGATCGGGACCGACATCAGATCGACCTCCAGACGTGCCAGCGGTGCCGGCCACGCTCGACCCGGACGGCCGCCCCTTCCTTCCAGGCGGCCTTCGCGGCGGCGATGGCTTCCTGCTCGGTCAGGTAGCCGAGGAGGGTCCTCCGGAAGAGGGTGGCCCCCTCACGCCGGTAGATCATAGGCCCTCCCGGAGGTGACATGCCGGACATGCCGGTCCGGCCGCTGCGGGAGAGGGCCCGGGGATCCGGACCGCCCTACCGAGGGCAGAGACCCGGGGGAAGCGGCCCCTCCGGGGTGACATGCAGCCCGAGGCGGAGCGGTCCGGATGGCGCGCGATGGCGCGAGCAGAGGGCATCTCCAGTGGAAATGATGTGATCCACGTGATCCATACCTGATCCAGGGCATGGATCACGAAGGGGTGCTGCCCTTTCTCCAGGAGGTGACCGCGAGGCGTCTTGATAGGGGGGGTGATCCTTCGTGATCCAGGGTGCCGAATACGAGAGCATGAAGACGCACCCTCATAGGCGATCGATCTTTTCTCCGCTCTCTTAGAAAAATCTGGATCACGAAGGGTAATGAACACATATGTACGTACTAATAATTTTGTAATCCGTGATTCCCCTGCTTTCCTTCGCCCGTTCCAGTGGAAAAATAGCGATCCAGGGGTATGGATCACGAATGGATCACGTGGATCAGAAGTATATATACTCTCAGGGGTCTGTTTCGAGTGGAACCCCTGATCGCGGGGGCACCCGTGGTTCGAGTGGAAATGATGGTTCATGATCTCTCTCCAGTGGAAATGTAGCGATCCACACTCTGGATCACGTCGGGATCACGTGGATCACCGGCCGGCCCACTCTCGAGCCGGACCCATTCTTCGTAGTCGCGCAACTGGGACCGCGCCACGGACGGCGCAAAGATGACGTTCACCGCTCGCCGGCTCCGCTCGCCGATCTCGAGGATCCGCTGCTCTGAGTACATCCCCGGGACCTTTGCCAGGAGGCCGCCTCGAGAGGCCTGGTCGGCTCTCCCATGGAGCAGCCGCAGCACCTTCGCCCGCGAGAGGGCCTTCCCTCCCCGCGTGCGGTAGTCACGCACAATGTCCGGCTCCGCGATGCCGATACCATCGGACCGCTCGATAATCCAGTCGAGCAGGGCCCGCTCCTCCTTGTTCAGGTCATACGCCCGCGTGTCCTCGTTCGCCCGGAAGATCTCTCTCGCCGCCTCGAAGTCCTCGACCGTCGCCGTCAGGGTGATGACGTTCTCCTCGTCTCCGGGGGTATGCCCCTGCGGCCGCCGGCGGAAGTTCAGGATAGCTGACGCCATCACGTAGTCGAAGAACGAACCCATGTTCCGCTTCTTCGAGAGGTCCGTGAACCTGACGGCGTGGGCGAACGGCACCCGGACCCGGAACAGATGCGCCCGGACGGTCCGGAGGATCTCCCGGCAGACCAGGACGTCGTCCGTCACTGGATACTCCTCCCGGCCGGTAGCCACCCGGGCCTTCAGGAACTCGTCGAACTCCCGCTCGGTATCGGGCGTCTGCTCCACCGAGATCATGTACTGCCGATCGTTCAACTGGTCGTCCCCGGTATCCCCCACAGCCGTGAAGAGGAACATCTGCCTCGGCGGGATGACCAGTGCCCGGGCCCGGTTCTCGCTGTTGGCTCCCCGGTCCACCGTCAGGTGCTCCGTCGGCTCCTGGAAGTTCGACATGGCCCGCTTGATGGTGTCCAGGATATCGAACGCCAGCGTCGTGTCGTCCGAGAAGATGATACACCCGGGCCGCAGCCGCTCATCGTAGAAGAGCGCCTTCGACGAGAGCGACGTCTTGAACACCAGCTCCGGCGGCATCAGGTGCAGGGCCGCCTTCGCTCCGGACGTCTTCCCGGCGCCCGATGGGCCGTTCAGGGCCGGCTGGATCCCCATCGTGTTGATGGCCGACTGCACGGCAGCCCCGCAGAGGATCGAGTCGAGGACCGGCACGTCCCCGGAGTGCATCCCCCCATAGACGTCCCGGAAATACTCCAGCACCCTGCCCTCCTGCAGGAGGTCCTCGGCCGCCGCCTCCAGCTCCGGAGGCGTCTTCCGGGCGATCTCCGTCCGGCGGAACGCCTCGTCCGGGGTCAGGGCCTGGTATGCCTCTTCGACGATCGTCAGGACCTCGGCATCCGGGACCGGTGCTTTCACCCGCTTCGAGCCGTTGATGGTGGCCACCCGTGCCAGGACATCGTCCTCAGGCACCCCGGTCACCCGCAGCGCTCTCGCGATCGTCCCGAGGGTCGCCCGGACTTCTGCATCAGGGATCTCGTTCTTCGACTTCTGCAGTACGATCCCGCGCTTGGTGTCCAGCCGCGAGATGACGTTGTGGCCGTGCTTCCGAAGGAGGTCGAAGACTTCCTGCCACTTGCCGTCCAGGCAGTCGGGCCCAGCCTCGTCGCACCGGATCAAGCCCTCGGCGACGGCCAGCGCTTCCAGCGGTCCGCCGCCGGAGTTGCACCGCCGGCAGACCCACGAGTTCTTCGTTGGGTTGATGGCCAGGTTCGTCCCGGTCGAGGACCCGTGCACGGGGTGCTCCCCGATGATCTCCTCTCCTGAGACCTGCGGCTTCAGGGGCGCCAGGAACTCTTCGCACCGGAGCCCTAACTGATCCGATATCGTCCCGCCCATCGAGACGGCCTCCGGAGGCCTCCGCACGGGCATGGCCGCAGCGGACCGGGAGGACTTCACCTTCGCGAGGAACTCCCGCTCCAGGACCTCGAACGGGATCTCCTTCAGCGGCAGGTCCCGCACGACCTCGTAGCGCCGGCCGGACGGGTGCAGGGAGCCGGGGCCGACACAGTATGCCTTCGCTCCGGACCCGTAGACCTCGCCCAGGTGCGTCCCGTCCTCGAGGTCGTAGAAGGGCACCTTCCCCTCGAGGCCGTCGCACCGGAAGTAGAAATGGAACTTCACCCCGTCGCCCCCGGTCCGGACCGTGAACGTGTCCAGGAAGGGCTCGAGGAGCTCCATCATCCGTGGCGCCTCGTCGGCGTCCAGGATGCAGATACCTGATGCCGGCATCACCCCGTAGTTCCCGCCCATGGCGAGGTGTTGCAGCAGCTCCGGATCGCCTGCAGCATAGTTCCGGGTCTCCTGCCAGCCCTTCTCGATCGCTTCCTTGCCTTTCGCCCGGACCTTGATGAACCGGCAGCCGGTCAGCGCCTTGTGCGGTCCACGCTCATTCACATCAGCCCCTGTCTCCGGAGCCGCAACCGGTGCCGCATCCGGGCATTGTTCCGGATCCGCGCCCGGAGTTTCCGCCGCACCCTCTGCCAGGGGGCAGCCCGTCGCCGGAAGGCCATCAGCGGCCGTGCTGTCGATATCCTGCGCCGCATCAGGCGTCTCGTTCTGTTGACCATTTTGACCCACTCTCACAACGAACCCGGGCTTCCCCTCGGCATCGAAGACCCGCTGCAGCTCCCGGCGAGAGATCATCTTACCGTTGTGCAGCGTCAGCCCGTCGGGGTTCTCGCTCCAGACCGTCCCGTCATCGTCTCGATATACTGTCAGTCGAACCCCCTCCGTATCGGCGCGGCGTCCTTATGCGCCATGGACTACCGCCATTGTCATGAGCCAGAGCATCCCGAGCGTCGCCGACAGGACGCCGGTGAGGAACCCTGCAGAAAACCACAGGGCTCTCATTCCGACGCCTCGCCCATCAGGTGCTCGACCAGGGCCTCCGGGAGATCCCCGGTGGGCGGAACGACGGCTACAGCATACCTGCCGCCCATATCGACGATCATCACGCTCTCGTAGGGGTAGCGGGAGAACTCCAGGGTAGCCTCGAACTCGTCCCGCAGCAGGTGCAGGTAGCGTGCCTGCAGTTCAGGGAGCAGGACGGTCCCGCACCCGGTGCACCGGCCGTCCTTGCCGAGCCGCCGCTCCGGGCAGCAGCCTCCGGAGGCCTTCGCCACCGGTGCCGGCATCGCCAGGCGCTCGAGGCCTTTGCTGGAGATGTCCATGTCGCTCCCGGCTCCGTCGGCGAAGTGGATCCTCCGGACGGCCGTCGTGTCGTCGGTGAGAAGTCGGTCGAAGGTATCCAGCCAGGACAGCGCCCTCGCGGCAGCCTCGATCGGAACCCCGTCGAAGAACCGGACGCGCGGCACGCGGTTGTTGGTGTAGTAGACGGTGATGGTGTGCTCCTTCTCCTCCTCCATCCGTCCCCAGGCCCGCAGCGCCTCCAGGACCTCGCGGGACACCTCGTGCGGACCGACCTTGATCTTCGGGAATGCGTACCCCGGATCGACTTCCGTGTGCCGCATCCATGCGGTTATGCTGATAATCCCTACTGCCAGGGGCTGCCGGTTATTCATGTAATCCGGCTTTGGCATCCCCTCTCTCTGATACCAGACGCCGATCGTCACCTGCTCGTCCGGACCGATGTCCAGGACCTCGGCAGGGATGACGACGTCCTTCTGCACGGGTGCAGGTTCCTCCCCAGGTGCAGCGTCGCATGCCGCCTCCTCGGGCTCGGGCTCGGGCTCGGGCTCCGGAGCGGGCGTAGGCAGCCGCCCCTCTTGCCTGCAGGCCGTCTCGATCAGGTACTTGAGTTCGAAGAGAGGCACCACCTGCTGGTTGAACTGGATCTTGCCGGCACAGCCCCCGAGCGTCTCAACGTCTCGGATGCTCTTGAGTGCCCGCTCACCGACCTCCGGCATCTCGCCGACAAAAGTCTCGGTGCCGCCTTTGCCCCCGTCAGGATTCTTGTACCCGATCTTGATCTCGTACTGCCTGGCGGACTTATCGGTCGGCGTCGGCTCAGGCTCAGAGGCCTTCACGCTCGGGAGCGTGCCGCCGGCTTTTGTAACCAGCGCCTCGAGCGACTGAACCGTGATGATCGTGTGGTTGTAGAGGATCCGGTCGATAGGCTCGTCGCAGGATTCCCGGAGGCGGATCCATTCCAGGGCTCGCTCCCCTGCTGCCGGCATCTCGTCGTCGAAGTGACGCGATCGCTCAGCCCCGTCAGATGGAGCAGGGAAGAAGACCTGTATCAAGACGAGATTTTTCGTCACCTCCTTGTAGGCCCGGTCCACCGACATCTCGCCGGCGTCAATGGCCTTCACGGCTTCCAGCGCCTTCTCGTCGCCCGCCTCGGCGGCCTCGACGATCCTCTTCGCCTTGCCGTAGGTCCTGGCCCCCATGCCGATCTTCGCGGCGACCTTCTCCCGGGTCTCGCCCGGCTCATAACCTTCCGGCAAATTTGCCGGTAGGTCCGTCCTGGCACCCTGGCGCCGCTTCGACCGCTCGTACTCGATGCGGTCGAGGACCTGGCCCTCCGCCATTCGCTGCGAGAACGTCTTCTCACGCTGCAGGTTGTGGGCGACGAGCGCCTCCTGCTCGGCGAGTTCGTCCTCGAACTCCTCGACCCTGCAGGGCAGTCCGCTGCCGGCAGGGAGCAGCCTCATGGCCGCGGCCCACCGCCGGTGCCCGGAGACGATCACGTTCTCCCGGGTGACCACGAGCGGCTCCAGGATCCCGTGCTTCCGGATGCTCTCCATCATCTTGATGTCGAACGCATCCGGGCCGTAGACCTCGGCGTTCATCGGGTGCGGCGTCAGGTCCTCCATCGGGATCCGGATCCAGTCGGGCACCATCACAGCGCCCCCGGCACGTCAGGAAGGATCCAAAAAATAGTCTGGACCTCGAGCGAGAGACGGAGGCCTCTCGCCCGGAGAAGGTCCCCGGCCTGCACCGCTGCCGCAAGTTTCTCCTGCAGGGCCCGGACGACCCCCCGGACCTCCGGGGGGAAGGCGGCCGGATCCTCCGGGACGGCGATCGCCGGGCTCATGAGGCCCTCCCGGCACCGATCAGGAGCAGCGACTCCGGCGGGAGCCAGACCCGATCCGGGGACTCATCCAGGGCGACAAGCAGCTCCCGGGGCTCGAGGGCGTACTCCCGCACGACCCCGGTCCTGTTTATGAGGTCGAGCGGATCCAGGACCCGCACCCGCATCCCGATCCAGGGGTGGAGCGGCTCGGCACAGACCCGGGGGTCCGGAGCCGCTGCAGGCTGAGGCCGGTCGCACCTCGCCCCGTCCATCAAGTCAGCACGCAGCGCCTTCGCGTCGCCATAAAGCCCCTTGTGGGGTGCTGGCTCGGGGGCCCGGGCGGGTTCCACGGACTGCGTGACCGGGACCCTATCGCCGGCGAAGTCCGGCAGCCGACCCTCTTTCCGTGCCTTGCGCTGGATCCGGTAGTATCGGCTTGACAACGCCGCGTAGGTCCGCTTCGCGTCGCCGAACTTCGCCTGATACGCCTGGACTGCTGCGGTGACGGCGGTCTCCTGGAGCAGGATTGCATCCTCCTCGGCGGACCACGAACCCTGTCGCCCATCCGGCGGCGCCGTCGCGAGGGGGGGCCGGACCTCATACCACTGCCGCATGATCGCTCCATCTGTCCGGATGCTGTCCGGGAACCGTTCGCGGAAGAGCCCGATCGCCTCCTGTCGGGACGTCGCACTGGCCAGCACCGCGTTTTCCTCTGCAGTCCACATCTGGATATGTGCGGGAACCTGGCCCTTGGTCTTGTAGACCGGCGTCTCCTCCGGTTCCGGTGCCGGGAACTCCGGCTCCCCCGCATCGGCGACCGGCTCCTGAGGACCCCGGGGGGTGAGCACGTAGTCTGACCGCGGGACCGTGTCGAGCACCTCGGCCGCCATGTCCTGGTCCTGCTCCTCCTGCTCAGCCTCGCAGGCCTCTCGGAGGCTGGCGATCTCCTGCATCGCGTAGCAGGCGCCCTTGAGCGGACAGAGGATCTCCGGGGTATCGAGGTGCGGGCACAGGCCTCTCTCGGAGGGGTAGGCACAGACGGGGGCCTCGCCCTGGTGCTCGCCGGCCGCACCGTCGCCGGTCGGGGTGGCCACTCCCTCCGGGTCATAGTGGACGCACGGGCCAGAGACCTGCGGCCAGAGGACCCCGTCGGGCAGATCCGATATCAGAGTCCGGACGAACCCGCCGGCAACATCCAGGACCCGAGATACAAACAGCTGGGTTGCAGGGAGATCGGCTCCCTGCAGGTGCATGACGACGTGGGCGCTCGCTCCGTCGTCGCTGTAATAGAGATGATGGTTTTCGGTGTATTTGATAGGCATTAGGACGCGCCTCCGTCAAGGCATTTCTTACAGAGCGTTTTGCTCGCGAAGAGCTGGCTCATCTTCTTCATGCTCTCAGTGACCCCTTCCCCGCATTTTTCACAGGTCGCGACGGTAGGGGCGGCAGGTTTTGCGGGAGGCACTGCAGGTGCAGGCATCCGCGCCGGCAGCGGGGACACCTGGTTGAGGGTCACGGCCGGGGTCTGCACCGCAACGGGTTTCGACGCAGCGACCCGGGTGTTGTGGTCGGCCTGGAGCCGACTGAGATCGGCCATCAGCTTGTCGGCATGCTGCTGACGCGAGACGGCCTCTGTGCTGGTATCTTTCGCCGGCGTCGAGGGGACGGGCTTGCTCTCGTAGATAGCAGGGTCCTCCTTCTTCGGCCCCTTCTGGAAGGCCTCCTCTCGCACCCCGAAGACCCGGGCGACGTACCCCCGGATCTTCTGCCCGGTGACCGGGTCGGCACTGTTGGCCAGGCCGAGCAAGCAGCTCGCGGAGAACTCCGCCTGCTTCATGACGTCGGCCGGCTGGTCGACCTCGCCAGCGAACTCGAACCGGAAGTTCTCGTAGTTCTCCAGGTTGATGGTCCCCGCCAGGATGACGGACTTCACGCCGGGCATTAGAGCGCCCCCCGGACGGATTCAATAGTTTTGCCGAGGTGGGCGGCATGGTTCCGGAGGAAATAAAGGACCTCTAACTTCCGGCCTTCGAGGGCCGGGGCCCCTGGCCGGAGGAGTTTCAGCCGGGCCGCCTCCACCAGGACCCGGGCGGCCATCAGGTCCTCCAGGACATCCTGTTCCGGGAGGGTCTGGGTATCGAGTCTCGGGCTCTCCGCCCGCAGCCGGGCAGCCCGGTGCGCCAGGATGACTTCCACCGGCAGGTCTGCCGGGTGGCGCACATGGTTGGCTCTCATCGAGGCCTTCAGGCTCTCATGGCGCTGCTTGACCTGGTCCAGATCGTCCTGGGCGACCGTCACTACTAACTCGGGGGCGGGCACCCGTCGGGTGGGGGCGTGGCCCCATCGCGCCATCACGCCACCCCCTGCAGGCGACGCTGACAGAAGTGCCGGCCGGGGTCCAGTCGGGGCCGGAGGGAGCCGTCGAGGATCCCCGCGTGCACGGTCCTGAGCAGACCGACCGCCTCGTCAGAGACCAGGCGAGCAGAAAGGGGGGTCTGGGTCACTGGGATCGCCTCCTCTCCTGCTCCGCAACACCGAGTAGGATGGCCTCGGCGATCTCGTCGTCCATCTGCTGCCAGGACGCAGCTGTATCGGTGGTCGGGCAGGTCTCGTGGTCAGGCTGGACCTCGGCGACGAACAGGCAGCGGCGCCCCTTGCAGACGGTGCAGACGAAGACGGTCATGCCTGGATCACCTCGGTCTGCCCGTCACGGTTCTCCAGTTTCACGGTGATCCCGGGGGCGAGGACCTCGATGCGCTTGATCTGCCGGTTGCCCTCGGCGAGGTCCTGGGCGTACTGCCGCAGGCTAAAGCCCGTCTCGACTCGTCGGACCGCGGCCTCCGGGTCGTCGGTGTTGACGTAGACCTTCAAGACGCCGCCCTTCGACGGGGTGCCGATCTCGATCGAGTCGGTGTTGCGGTCCTCGTCGCGATGGGTGTGGAGGTGGCGGATCTGATAGCGATCGCCGTCGCAGTGCTCGCAGGCCATCAGAGATCCTCCTCAACAAGATCCTGCGCGGATACCTCCACCCAGTCTTCCGGCCGCTGCGGGTTGGTCGGGGACCAGCCCCCGGGCCCGTTGTAGCGCGTCAGGACCAGGCGCTCCTCATGATGGCTCATATCGACGGCCCAGGCAGACCCGTCCTCCAGTCGAAGGATCAACTCATCGACAGAGACCTCGCCGCACTCGGCGACGGAGACAGACGAGGCAATGACCTCCGCCCCATCCAGGACCTCTCGGAGGGCTCGCTCGATGCGCAGTTGGGTCTCGGGTGTGAGGGGGGCCATCAGCATCCCTCCGCTGCATTGAGATCCGCGACCAGTACCTCGACCCGATCATAGTTATCCGAATACATGCCGTGATATTCGACGTTGCCGCTGTGCAGGGGCTCAGATAGATCCTTCTGCCGACCGGCGATGTACATCATCCGACCGTTGATCTCCTGGCTCAGGATGCGCCATGGTCCGGCCATCAGCACCGCCCCTGCTCGCGCCGGATCTCCTCGAGCATGCTCACCGGGAGATCCTCGACATACCTCACCCGGTAGATGCGGCACCGCTCAGCCAGGGCAGCGGCCCGCTCCTCGCGCAGCGCCTCGGCACAGGCGTCGCAGATACGGTCACGGTCGTTTGCGGTCTCCGCACCACAGGAGCGGCAGAGCCGTCGTTGTCGTTGCGAATCCTCGTCGGCGTCGATGACGAGTCGTTGTCGCCCGATGTCGCCCCGAGTCCCGGCGATCAGTCGTCGTTGCGAGTCCTCGTCCGCGTTAATGACGGGTTGTTGTCGTGGGATCGATGCAACGTATTTGTGGTTGTATGCGATCTCAGTACTACCAGCCTCCGAGTCACTGATGTTGGCGCGTCCGAGACACGCGGGGCTGGACTCATGTATTACGTTCTTTCTCATTTTTAATGCTCCAAAATCCCTTGCGCACCATAAACGCCCCGACATCGAGGTGGAACCCAAGGGCATGTTCGTAATCCTGCTCAACCGCTCGAACAGCCTCTGGGGAGGCTGTTCTGGGATTAGTTCGCTGCATCACTGTACCCCACATCTGCGGCCACGACCTGACGGATCAGGTCCGACCGGCTCCCGAGGAGTCGTTGTCGCCATTCTGTGTCGATCTGAGTCACCAGGGCGCGGGGCATCAGCACCACAACCCTGATCTGATCACCAGAGGCGTCTGTCTCTGTAGTCATCGTATTACTGTTTTACCTGGATATATATCAATGTTGTGCTTTATTGTAATCAGTGTAATCTAATGATAATTATTAATACGTACACTGCGAGGAGTACAGCATGGTTAAGGCCGTCACGAGTATCAGAATCGAGGAAGAGTTAGTCGCCAAAATCGACGTGATCGCAGCGAGTCAGTACGGAAATAACCGGAACGCCGCGATTGAGGACGCGCTAATGCAGTTCGTCGAGCGCACCGCGCGCTGTCCCCGCTGCGGCACCATCCCTGCGCGGGGGGACGGATTCTGTGCCGAGTGCGGGCTGCCGCTAACTCCGGAGGCGTGCGAACAGGTCGAACGCCTCAAGCGCGATCTGGTTGAGCACCCGGAGATCGTAGCGGAGGCTCTGCAGGAATATATTGAGAACAAAAAACGGGAGGGCAGATAATCACGGCCATATGCAGGCGCCCCTCATCTTTTCTGCAATTCTCCGCTTAATTTCCCTCATCTCTTGCGATCCGTTTCTCACCCACGCTGCGATCGTGTCCTGCGTTATATCAGCCATAATACAGCGTGCGGGTGATGGAGCATATACCTGAGGCGTGCGGGGGGCGAAAGTGTTTCAGACGCTTGTCTGACGGGTGGCCAGGGCCTCGGCGATCATCTCCTGTATCAGGTTGGGAGTGATATCTGATTTCAGGTCCCGGAGGACCCGCGCCCCCTCACTCGTCAGGGCCCAGCCGCACCCGTAGCAGAACATAGCCTCGTGCGGGTTCCCTATCTTGCAGCGGGGACAGACGATCACGTTCCGGGACACTCGGGCGACCGACGCCCCAACCGCGACCACATCGAGCCCGTTCTGCTTGTGTTGTTCTTCCTGCATCCTTCCCGAGTCCGGCCGCGCGTAGACGTTGATCATCGGGTTGTAGGGCTCTCCCCATGCGCGGAGGCAAATGTAGGAGGTAGGCAGCCCGGCCTCGACGTCGTGCGTGATCGCGATGTTCCGGAGCGACCCGGGCGAGAGGCTCGCAATCCCCGTCTGCTTCCGCAGCCGGGCGAAGAGGTCGCGGAGGACCGTTGTCGACTGGTAGGGCTGGCCGTCCCGGTCCGGGAACACGGGGGTCTCGTCGCCGTAGTTCGCCCCGCACTCCTGCCGCCACATCTCGAGGATGGCCGTCGTGGTCCCCTTCTGCACGATCGTCCGGGTCTTCTCGGTCTTGAACGTGATCTCGTACTCAATGTGGCCGTTCCGGTTCACCTTGAGGTCGGACCACTTCAGGAGCAGGATCTCCCGGGGCCGGTGATACCCGTCGTAGATCGTCGCGATCATCCCTCGCTCCTTCGCAGACATCCGGGCATTGAGGACCCTCTCCCACTCGGGGACAGAGATCGTCTGTTTCCGTCCCTTGTCAGCGCACCCGGTCTTGACGTCGCCGAGGAGGTCGAGGTCCGGGATCTTGTGGTGGAACCGGTCGATATATTTCGCGAGCCCCTTGAGCGTCGCGATCTTCGTCTGCCGGGTGTTCTGGGTGAAGGCCCCGGAGGAGGCCTTCGACGCCACGGCGAGCAGGTCGCGCACCGTGCAGGTATCCAGCGCCCGGCCCCGTCCATGCAACACGCCACAGATCCATGTGCCCTGGAAGGCCTGCTTCTTTTGCGTCGCCTTCCCGGTCGGGCTGATGGCGTTCCGATGCTCAATAAAATCAATCAAGAGGTCACGTTCGGCGGGGATGATCACGCCGGCGACGACCTGGCCGTCGAGGTGCTGCCGGGCGCTCTGAGGGGTCGGGTCCATGAGAGAGAATAGGCGGTACAGGTAATTAAGGATTAGGTTGGTTATACCTCATCTTTGGTAAGGACGCAGCCGAACCCACCTAATCCCTGAGTGCGGTGCCTCGGTGGCATAGCGGTATCGCGCTTCCTTGGTAAGGAAGAGGTCGCGGGTTCGATTCCCGCCCGAGGCTTTCCTAACCTTCCGGCAAATTTGCCGGGATGTTCCCCCTCAACATTCCGATCCTGTTTTATACGCAGCCCGCTCACCCCTCTGCATGGCATACAGGGACATTATACTCGCTCTGCTCGCGATCTACGCGATCGCCATCATCGCAACCACTGCCGGGGCGCTCCCCGCAGACATCGGCATCGTTGCATCGAACATCGGCATGATCGGGATCTTCGGGGTGATCGGGCTCATGGTCGCCGAGATGCACGAGAAGGCGACCTAGTCCTAGAGCAGCGCCTCCAGGTATCCCTGCAGGACCGCCAGGGACTGACTGGTCTGCCGAAGGCTGGCCACCAACACCTCGATCTGCTCCTGGGCCTCGTCGAGCGCGAACAGGGCGTTGTGCAGGTCATGCTCTTCCATCTCAGCACCCCCGGTAAATCTTCTGGGTCCCGGCCGCCAGGAACGGCCGCTTTATCTGAATGCTCCGGTTCAGCCCGAAGGCGTCGGCGTGAATCGAGTAGCCCATCCACGACATGATCGAGGCCATCGGGTCCCGCGGATACGTGCCCTCTTCTATCAGTTTCATCCGCTCATAGACCCGGTGAATGTTCCGGTTCCGGATCCGGATGTGGTCGCGGAACACCACGTAGCCGAGGAAGTCGATGCCGCAGCGGACCGGGGCGACGATCAGTTTCCGGGGATGCAACCGGAGCCGTAGAGACGTTAGGAACGTAGCGATAGCGTCCCGCCATTCCCAGAGCTGCGACTTCGTGGCGTGCAGCAGGATAAAGTCGTCCATGTATCGGATATAATGCCGGCACTGCAGTGTGTGCTTCACGAAGGTATCCAGTTCGTTGAGGTAGATGTTGGCGAACAGCTGCGACGTCAGGTTGCCGAGCGGGATCCCGACCCCGGGGGCCTCGTGGTAACTGTCCAGGATCTTCCCGACCAGGGCGAGGATGTCGCGGTCTGCGATCTTCCTCCGGATGAGCGAGAAGAGGATCGCATGGTCGATGCTGGCGAAGTAGGATTTTATATCGGTTTTCAGATAATACACCGGCTCCTCGGTATCCCGGATGAACCGCTTCAGCCGGCGGATCCCGGCGTGCGTGCCCTTCTCCTTCCGGCAGGCGTATGAGTCATGGATGAACCGGGCCTCGAAGATCGGCGCGATCACATCGTAGAGCGCCCGGTGCACGATCC